GCCCGCCGCAATCGTCGCGGTCGAGATAGCCGTCAGGTCGCGCCTGCCGATCTTCACGCTTTGCGGCCTGGGCGTTTGATCGAAGTACAGTTGTGCGGCCAGAACTTCGGGAGCGCTCGACGAAAAGCTGTCGGCGAGAATTGAGTCTACGTCTGGGTACGAGCGAATGCGTGAGTTTGCGCCCACGCTTGGAATCGCGGTAGAAGAGCCAACGATCAGGCCCACGTTAAACGAAGGTGCAGCTTGTGCGACGGGCGCGATAGAAACCGCAACGTTGCACACAGCCGATAGCGGTTGTGTCGCCATGAGTGTTTTGTCCTTTGGGGAGTGAGTTAGGCCGAAGCCTGAATGTCGGCTTGTAAGCCGGTTTCGTCGTAAACGAGAACTTCGGCGCTTGCCATTGCCGCCACGGTGACGGTGTCGGCGACACCTTCATAGGCAGTAAGCGCCAGGTCTGAACGGTCCCACCATTGCGCCGAGATCAGCTCAGGGCTGCGCACGGGCGCGGGAATGGCGGGCACGAGATAGACGTTCGATGCGGCCAGCGCATCGTGAACGGTGGGCAGGCGCAGAGCGGTTCTCATCATGTGCGCGCGCCGGTAAGAATTGGGGCCGTAGAAAATAAGCCGGATCGACCAGACGCGCGTGCTGTGGTAGGTGGCATCGAGCGTGGTGTCGTTCCGTTGGGCGAGCCTGCGTTCGCGCCGGATCGCGTAATGGTCGTCGGCTTCGGTAAGTTGGATCGTGACGGAGTCGATGCCGAAGACCGGCGCTGGTTGATCCTTCCACGCCAGCCGCACTTTTGAGTAGGCGTCGGCATCCGTCGCCACGTTAACGCCGAGCAGATTCGCGAGAACGTCTTGCAGCATCCCGCCCAATTCGTCCAGCTCGAGCGCCGTAGATGTGAACGTTGTTCCGTCCGCGAAGGTTTGAGTTATCGGCATGAGTTAAGCTCCGCGCACGCGTACGCCAATCGCCTTCCAGGTGCCGTTTGCGGGCCGCGCTTTCACGGCGGCGATGCGATAATCGAGCCCGTTGTAGGTGAGCACGTCGGAGATGCCGGCGTCATTTGTTGAGGCTCCCGCCCGTGATGCGTACACCGCAGCGAGGCAGTAGAACGTCACGGCACCCTCGACGCGATCGCCTTCGGGGAGTTGTTTCAGGTCTTCGCCGTTCGCGAGCGAAGCGTACGCCGGGATGGTCAAATTGCTCGTGATGGTCTGCGTACCACCGCGCACGAATTGCGTGTTGCGGCGTTTGACCGGGATACGTTCGAGCGGGAAGGCATCGCCCCCGAACACGCTTGCGATGTTGATGGACATGGTTACTCTTCGACGATGTACGTGATCGAGCGGCGAAGCTGCGCGGTGTCGATCAGCGGGCGTTCGCTGCCCTTACGGGCGATGGTTGCCGGCGAGTTCGAGGCCCAGCCGTTGCGCGCGTCGGTGAACCAGCGCTTCGCTGCGTTGCTACCGAGAATACCCGCCCGTTTCAGTTCCGACGAAGCCTGTGCCCGCTTGTCGTCGAGCACGGCTTTTGCGGCCTCACCCAACGGCTCGGCTATGAGCACCTTGTTATCGGGCGCCTGAATCGCGGGCTCGATGACGGGCCGGGCCGGTATGCCCTGCAGCTCCGAACCATTCGTATGCAGATACATTAGAGCCGCGTTGGTAACTGGGGAATTCTGCCGGTCGTTCTTGTCCTCGGGAATACCGACGAGCACGCGCGCCTTACTCAGCTGCTTCAGCGCCGCTTTGAGTTGCGTGGTGGACCCAATAGCAGAAACTTTTACGGTAGGCCGCATGGTTAATCCACCGGCAGCAGGAGTTCTTGCACGAGCACCTGGCCGCTCGTGAGTGTGACGACGTTCTTGATCACGTACGACTGGCCGGGCGAGCCGCCCGCGATGAGTGCGTTCGCTTTCGTCGTCGTGAACGTCGGTGTCGCCGTCAGCCCCTCCGGGACTTCCCAGCGACTATCTGTGATCGGGTCGGTGGTGGCCACCTGTGACCAGTCGATCGTGAACTTTTCAGCGGCTTCGCTGTCTTTCGGGTCTGCGTAGATCATGGGTGCGGGTGCGCTCCAGGCGCGGTTCGCGACGAGCGCGATCGTGAGTCGAGTCCGGGTCTCGGCCGAAAACAGCCGGTTGAACAACTGCGCCAGATACCGGCGCACGCCGTCGCCCGCCCTGCCCACGGCAAAGGCGAAATGCTCTACGAGCGTCAGCACCTCGGCGAACGTCCGCGCGAGCGATCGCACGAGCGAATCGGCCATGTCGACTGCGTCGACCACACGGCGAGCGATCGCCCGGGTCAGCGAATCGAGGAGCGTCAGCGCCTCGATGAACCGTTTCCCGATGGCACGTGAGATGCTGTCCGTACAAGCAAACGCATCGCTGAGTCTGCGTCCTACCCCCCGGACCAGCGACTCTATAGGGCTGATCACATCGGTCAGCCCTCGGGTAATTCCCTTCACCAGCGAATCCGACGGCGTGAGCGCGTCCACCAGGTTCAGCACCTTCGCCCGCGATGCCGAGAACAGCTCCGCGAGCGTGATCGACTCGGTGAACTTCCGGGCCGTCGCCTTCGCGATCGACTCGACGAGCGTCACCGTATCACCCAGCTTCCGGGCCGTGGCTTTCGCCAGGCTCTCCGTCACCGCCACCGTGTCGGCGAGCTTCCGTGTCGTCGCCCGCTTCAGCGAGTCAGAGACCGAGAACGCGTCCGAGAGACTCAGGAACTTCGCACCAGCGGCCGAGAACACCTCGGCGAGCGAGAACGTCTCGGTAAGCTTCCGGCTGGTTGACTTCTTCACCGTCTCGGCGAGCGTTACGGCCTCCGTGAATTTGCGGGCCAGGTTTCGCGTGAAACCCTCCGCCAGTGTCACGGTGTCAGCGACACGCCGCGCTGTCGCCTTCTTGAAGGTCTCGGCCGGCGTGATCGAATCCGTGAGCGACTTGGTGAACGTCGCTCCTCCCGCCGCCTTGAACGTCGCCATCAGCGCGTCGTACCAGATGCCGCTTGATGGAGCGGTCCAGGTGGCGGCAATCGAGCCCGCGCTCGTCTGAATCCGGTAGATGACAGATGCCGTGCCCACGAGAGCGGCCGAGGTGAACCCAGAGCCAGGCGACGGCGTTATGCCGGTGCCATTGTCGTTTGCGCCGAGGATCAGCTCGCCGTTCGCCGTTGTCATCGCCGCGCCCGAGCTGAGCGTCGAAGTCGGCGAGGAGCCCACGACCTGCGTGCTTTGGACGTCGAACGGCGCCGTCGTGTCCGCTCCCGAGAACTCCATCACGACGAGCGTGAGCATGGAGAACTGGCCGTCGCCGCCCATCGTGACGGTGTTCGCGCCGGCCGCGCAGTTCTTCGCGTACCAGATGTAGAAGTAGGCCGAGTCCGGATCCTCGATCTGAGCCGCGACTGCCCAGGTGTTGCCCTTCGAATCCGAGACCGTGAGCGGCTGGAACGACTCGCCAAACACGACGAGCAGATTGCCCGCCGTGTTCGAGGAAGAGTACGCCTGCGAGCTTCCTGTGCCGCTGTTGGTCTGGACGAGGGAGATTGCCATGAAAATTTACCGGCCGGGAAATTGTTTACAAGGGGGTAAACTTTCCCCGCACCGATGTCCCGCTTAGAACTTCACTTGGTGCGTGATGGTGAGCTGGTCGCCTGAAGCGACGTTGACGGCCGCGAAGACTTGGCGAGCGAGCAGCGTGCCGCCCGAGGCGGCGTTGTCGAGAATGCCTTCCTCAGTCACAGCGAACGCGCCCGAGAACGTCCAGGTCTTCACGAGCTGGAACGTGTCGTTCGTGACTGTCGTCGTGACCTGTGTCGCGGTGGCTGCGCCACGCGCGCCGCCGTTCGTCGTGATCTCGGTTTGTAGCGCGGTGTCGGCCGCCGCCGCCGCCGTTGTACCGGTTCCAATGGCGAGGGCCGTGAACGCGCTGTAAGAGCCCTGCCCGCTGCAACGCGCGGCAGCCGCCGCGTGCCCCGCGTTTGTGATCAGGTTGTGGTTCGCCAACTCATAGGTCCAGTGGCCGGTGACGCCGGCAATCCGCACCTCGCGGCCAAGGCGGCGCAACAGGGAACCGAGACGGTTTTCCTGCCAGAGCTGCTTCGGGTCGCCAGCGGCGTCCGTGAGCGTAATAAACGTGTTTGCGTCGCGACACACGACGCCTTCAAGAAAGTGCACGGGTTTACTCCGAGGGGATTTAGTTGTTGCTAAAGCGTGTGGGTTGAATCAGATCAGCACATCGGCAGTTGGATGCCGCCTGCGCCCACGAGGCGGAGGAGCTGGAAGTAACGGGCGCCGTAGCTGGTCTGATTCCACATGCCAGCATCGGCGTTGACGACGGAGGCCACGTCATAAGAGACGCTTATGTCGTCAACAGATTGGGCCGTAACAACACCGGCCAGCTGCCCCGGTATGCCCGAGGCTGCCGCCGTGGTGCGATCGCGCGCCGCCATCGTGAGATAGTGCGCGGCGACCAATTCCTGCCCGATATCCGCAAGGTCGCCCCAGCGGTCGACGTTGATGAGTCTCGACGCGACCGTGAGCCAGAGCGTCGCCAACGAATCAGGATATTTAGATGTGTCGGCGAACTCGGGGAAGTCAGACCGGAATTGAGTGAGG